TTAACTATGCTGCTCCAGGTGCTCATCGTTTTTACATTGATTTAACCTTTAAAAAACTTGCAGTTGATTCAGTACTAGATTCAAATTTTATAGAATTGATTCGTGTAACAGATGGTTCTATTATTACTATTGTACAAAATACAGAATATTCATTGCTTGGTGATGAGTTGGCTCGCCGAACTTTTGATGAATCTGGTGATTATACTGTTAATGGTTTTGGTATTGATATTCGTGAGCACCGTAATAATAATCGTGGAGCATGGACTTCTAATACAGCATTCTTAATTGGCGATATTGTTTCATATGGTGGTTACACTTATGTTGCTTTAAATTCAGCGACATCAATTACCACTCCTCCAACCCATACATCAGCTTCTGCGTATGATGGTCCAGGTGCTACTGGTGTTAATTGGCAGTTTGATGCTGCGCCAGCATATAATCGTGGTATCAATATGGCTGGTGATGAATCAAAACTTGCTATTGGTGTTGAATCAGGTAAAGCGTATGTTCGTGGTTATGAAATTGAAAAAACTGCAATAACATACATTCCTGTCCCTAAAGCACGCGATTTTGTTCAGGCTACTGCTTCAGTTGTTGATACTACTGTTGGTAATTATGTGTTGGTTACAAACGTAAACAACTTACCTCCAGTTGAAAGTTTTGCACAGATTACATTATATAATAATATAACTGGTTCTGCAAATCGTGGATCCCCGCAAGGTACTATTGTTGGATATGCTCGTGCTCGTTTCATGGAATGGCATAATGGTTTACCATTCGGATACGCTGCAATCTATAAACTTGGATTGTTTGATGTGCAAATGAATCCAGGATATGCTTTTAACACGGATGTTAAAGGACTTGCATATACTGCATTGTCTGACGCCAACTTAAATTTTACTGCTGATATTAGCCCAGTAGTTAGTCAGTTACTTGGTTCAGTAACTGCTTCTTCAACAACAGTTACTGGTACTGGAACATCTTTCTTAACAGATTTAAAAGTTAATGATTTAGTTCTTATTGGTGGTACTGCTGGTTCTTTCCGTAGAGTAACAGCAGTATCTGCCCAAGGTACTATTACTGTTGATGCAACTATTACAGTTGCTGGTGCAACAATTGCTAAGTGTACAACTGAGATTCTTGAGCCACAGAAACAATCATTAGTTTTCCCACTACCATATCAAGCAATTCGTTCTATGAGAACTGCTGGCAGTGGAGGTACTAATAATACAACTTTCTATGTTCAACAGAAATTTACTCAAACTGCTACTGGTCAAGCGTTGACTTTAAGCACGTCAGGAACTTTTGCCCCAACAGCAGAACCTACTAATTACATTGTTATTGATAATGACGCTACTGCTGGTGGTGCTATCATTACTCCAGATGCTATTAGTCCTTCTGGTTCAACTTGTAGTATTACTGTCCCATCTGCTCAATCTGGTCGTTCGATCTCTGTTATTGCAACAGTTATTCGTAATGGTACTGGATTTGAGAAAACTAAAACACTAACAAATACTTTTGAATCATTCACTACAGCTGTAACTGCTCAAGCAAGTGTAATATATCTTGATAAAGCTGACTTGTTTAAAATTGTAAGTATTACAATGGCTCCAGGTGTAGCTTTTGGTAGTACTCCAACAACTGGCCAATATACTGTTGATATTTCAGATCGATATGAAATTGATGACGGACAAAGATCTACTCACTATGACTGGGCTTCCCTAACACTAAAGCCATCTTATGCTGCTCCATCAAACCCAATTAGAGTAACATATCAATATTTTGAACATGGCGCTGGTGACTACTTTGATGTTAACTCATACAGCGGTATTGATTATAAACAAATACCAGGAGATCTAAGAGATTCATTAGATTACCGCCCACGTGTAGCAAATAAATCAGTTGGTGCCAAAAACTTTATTGGTACTGGTGGTATTGTTTCTGGTGTTCCAAAACGTGGTCAAGCAGTAACTGCTGATTATAGTTATTACTTACCGAGAAAAGATAAGATTGCTATTGACTTTAATGGATTAATTTTCAATATTGCTGGTGTATCATCTCTAAATCCAGGATATCCAGCAGATCCTGCTTTAGGTATGGTTTTGTATACACTTGATTTAAATGCATATACATTTGATGCAGCACAGTCTAATGTTCTATCTTCTAAGATTGATAACAAAAGATACACAATGCGCGATATTGGTGCTTTAGATAAGCGTATCAATACTCTAGAATACTATACTGCTCTAAGTATGCTTGAGCAAGAAACTCAATCGTTGTCAATCAAAGATAGTTCTGGTTTAGACAGAATGAAGAATGGTTTTGTTGTTGATAATTTTGCAGGAAATAATTTAGGTAATGCTAGTTCTGCAGATTATTTCTGTTCAATTGATATGAAAGAAAATACACTTCGCCCATTCTATACAGTATACAATGCAAATCTATTGGAAAAATACTCAAATGACTCCGCTCGTTCAGGTGCTAACTATAAGTTGACTGGTGATATTATTACTTTACCATATACTACAACTCCAATAGTTACACAAACATATGCTTCTCGTACTGAGAATATCAACCCATTCGCTATCTTTACTTTCCTTGGTAATGTTCAATTAAGCCCACCAACTGATGATTGGTTTGAAACTACTAGGTTGCCTGATATTATTCAACAGGTAGAAGGTAACTATAATACTATACAAGCAATTGCTGCAAAATCTGGTATATTGGGAACTGTTTGGGGTGCTTGGACAACCCAGTGGATCGGTGATCCAGTAAGGACTGGTAGCCAAACTTTAATCGCAAATAAAGGTGCTGGAGATGCTTCTGGTGTAAACATAGATGCTGCTACTCTTGATGCTCGTTTTGGTACTGGTCCATCAGCGCCTGGTTGGGCAAGACGAGTAGTAACTGTAGATACATTTGCCCAACAAGTTGGTCAATCTAGAACTGGTGTTAATACAAAACTTGAATTAAAAACTGATTATGAACAAGTTGACGATCGAACAGTATCAACTACAGTTATCCCATATATTCGCTCAAGAAATATTCTTGTTCAAGCGCATAAACTAAAACCATCTACACGTTTCTATCCATATTTTGATGGAGTTGATGTTTCTGCTTACTGTACACCTGCGCAGAAATTAGTTTATACTCCATCTTCTGGAACTTTCAATTATAAAGTAAACGTAGGTGGCCAAGGTTCTGCAACTGCACGTAGAATTGCAGGCGATTCAGAAGTGTGTTTGAATACTGGTGATGTTATTACTAATGGTGCTGGAACTGCAACAGCAGTAGTTGTTAATGTATATATTGACGAAAATGATGCTTACTGTTTAAGCGTTGTAAACGTAAAAGGAATATTTACTAATGGACAAACTATCTCTGGATCAAATAGTAGCGCACAAGGTACTGTTGTTTCAATAACACCACAATCTACACTGGTAACAAATTCTGCTGGTGAATTAGAATTCTTATTTAATATCCCACAAACTGATGCCATTCGTTTTAGAACTGGCACTAGAGAATTTAAATTAGTTGACGTTTCAACATATAATGGTGATTACAGTTCACGTGGTGTTACTAATTATGTTGCTGATGGTACACTAATTACTAAACAATCAACTGTTAATGCTGTAAGAAACGCCACATTAGTTCAAGAAGCAGTTTCTGATAACCAAACTATCTACAACACTTCTCAACGTGTAACTTCAGACAGTGGTTGGTATGACCCACTGGCTCAGTCATTCTTGATTGAGCAAAAAGGTGGCGCATTCTTAACTTCTATTGATATATTCTTTGCTACAAAGGATGATAATCTACCAGTTACGCTACAAGTTCGTGAGATGGTAAATGGAACTCCAGGTAAAACTATTCTTCCATTCAGTATTGTAACTAAGCGTTCTGAAGAAGTTAATTTATCTGCCAACTTTGTAACTATGCCAGACGGTACTCAGAAACGTAGTTATGATACTGCAACATCATTCGTGTTTGAAAGTCCAGTTTACGTTCAGGATAATACTGAATACTGTTTCGTGCTTCAGTCCGATTCAAATAATTATAATGTTTGGATCTCTTACATGGGCGATCAGATCCCAGGTTCAGGAAGAACTATTTCAGTTCAACCATATGCTGGTGTAATGTTCTTGTCTCAGAATGCATCTACTTGGACTGCAGATAATAATGCTGATATCAAGTTTACGATTAATCGTGCTGTATTTAATACTTCAGTTATTGGTGATATTGAGTTTGTTAATGATGTTGTTCCATACGATACAGTAGAGAATGACCCATTCCAAACTACTTCTGGTTCAACAACTGTTCGTATGTGGCACTATGATCATGGTATGCCAACTGGTTCTACTGTAGATATATCTGCAGTTAACTGTAATGATCCAGGAACTGGAACTATTACTGCTTCAACAAGTAGTACTACTGTTACTGGTGTTGGAACTGCGTTTAGTACTCAATTGGCAGTAGGCTCCGCAATATATAATTCACAGGATGTGTTAATTGGTTCAGTTGCTTCTATTGCAAGTAATACTTCATTAACTCTTAGTGCTAATGCTGCAGTGGCTGTTGCTGGTTCTACTTTCCAATATGTAGCTCCAATTAATGGTATCCCTGCGATTGAAATATTTACTACTAAGATTATTGGTAATGTGGATCCAGATTCATATACATTTAGTGTTTCTACTGCAGCTACTAGCAGCGGATATACTGGTGGTCCTTTTGTAAAAGCCAGCAGAAATATTCAGTATGATATTATTACTCCTTCTGTTCAGATGCAAACATTCTCTGATACAGCAACTACATTTAATATTAAAACTACTTCTGGTAAATCAGTTGATGGTAGTCAATCATCATATGTTATTGACTCAGGATTCTCTCCTACATTAAATAAAGAAAATAATTATTTTTATACTCCACGAATGATTGCTTCTGAGGTTAATGAGAACATATCATTAGCTGGTTCTAAGTCAGTAACTTTCTCTGCGCAGATGAAAACTACTAACGACTCAGTTTCTCCAGTTATTGATACCACTCGCACAAGTCTGATTGCAATTAGTAATAAGTTAAATAAACCATCTGAATCTGCTTACAACGTAGCTGCTCTTGATAACATAACATCGTTTACTCATGCTACTGGTGCGTTTACTTTTGTATCAGGCGGAACTATTACTTCTACTGTCTCTGGTGTTAGAACTGCAATGGCTGGTATCGGTATCGGTAAATTTGTTACTATCTCTGGTGCTACTACTGCTGGTAACAATGGAACTTTCTTAGTTACTGCATTTAGTGATAACGGAACTACTGGTACTCTTACTTTGAGCACTACATTTACTGGTGAGGCTTCGGTTTCTGGTACTACTATTACTGCTAGAACTCTATTTGCTTCTGAAATTGCTCCAGTTGGCAGTACTTCACAGAGTAAATATGTAACTTCTCCAGTTAAATTTGCAAACGCTTCTACTTATCTAAGAGTTATGATAGCTGCAAATATCCCTGCTGAAGCTGATGTTTCTGTATATTATAAGACTTGTACTGGCGATAGTGCTCAGTTAGATAATACTAAATATACTCTGATGACAGCTGATGGTGTAGTTACCAAGGTAGATAATGGTAATCCTACTTTCAGTGATATTACTTACACTTTGACAGATATGTCTTCTTTTGATACTATTGTGGTTAAAATTGTAATGAATTCTACCAATACTTCAGCTGTTCCTATTATTAAAGATTTTAGAATTATTGCTTGCCCATAATGAACCACTTTTTGAAAGTTGAGGGTCACGCTAGTTTAGTTCGAGATACAACCACTGGTGCGATCCTAAATAATAATAGAACTGAATATCAAGAATACCTCGATAGAAAGAGGAAAGTTGAAGCCAGAGAAGCTGAAATTTCTCAACATACAGAAGACATAAATAACATAAAGAACGAATTATCAGATATAAAACAGCTTCTTCTGCAGCTGGTATCTACTAAATAAGACTGACTAAGGAAACTTAAATGGCATCTATAACTGCTCCATCACTAACGCTAAGATCTACCAAAGGTAGTCCTCTTACCAACGCTGAAGTCGACGCAAACTTCTCGAATATATCCACGCAAATTGCACTTGGCCAAACTGCTGCCAGCTACACTGCAGCTGACGTTCTAGCCAAACTACTTACTGTTGATGGTTCAGGTTCTGGTCTAGACGCTGACTTACTTGAC